AATGCTTGTCGAATTCTACGGTTCAAACTATGATTTACAATTGTCATTATTTAGGTAGATCCTCTGGTTTTTCGCAGTCTTTACCTACCATGCGAGGGCAGACTCGAACTAGATGATCTACTACATGCCCAATCCATTTTAGACACTCTGAGCATTGAATTAAAGCTGCTGTAGATTTCTCAACTAGATCTTTAAGCGTCTCCCTATGATACTCCTCAAGTTTCTCAACCCGTTTTGAGAGTTGTAACTCGCGTTGCCAATCTCTCCAGATAAAAAATACAACTACAGCCGCTAGTGGACCCAGTTGTTTTACCATATCCATCCAGGGGAAACTTTCCATCATGCTTCCTTAATAAAAACTATGGGCGGGCGAACCCGCCCATAGTTACTAAAGCTTAGCCAAGAAGAACACAACCGAGTTTGACATCCAGTAGAGCAACGCCAGCCAGTAGGTCCATCGTGACGATGGTGCCTTGGGTGGTGATGTCGTACTGCATGGTGACTCGCATCCCAACGCTATTGTAGGCGGCTACAGCAGCGCGGACACCCATCGCCGAGTTTGGCAGAGCCAAGGGGCGAGTTACTAGAGCCAAAGCATCCCGGTGGAACGCTAGGTTATAAGCACCTAGAGGACCCTGGAATACGGCTTCGTTGTCGCTAATTGGCTTGTCCAAGGGTCGGTCAAGCCACAGAACCATCTGAGCTGCGTTCGAAGGATTCACGTAAGCTTCGATGATTGTGTAGGTATGCCGAGCACTTGGGGTAGCCCCGAAGGCTAACAACTGACCAACCTGAGCCTCTTTGCCTGACGTAGCGCCATCGACAACAACGCCCTTGGCATAGCCAGCCGATTTTGCACCATCTACAGCGGCTGCTGCGTACACTGTGGCAACAGCGTCGTCAGCCACGGCGTACTTGGTAGCACTATCGAGTACTAGCGAAGTATCAACAGTCCCAGCAACGAGCCAGTGTGGTTGATCATCACCAGCGATGACTACGAATTCACCAACCGTGGGGGTGGCCCCAGCAGCATTGCAAGCGATTACAGTCGAGCCAGCGGCGTATGGACCTTCATCGCAAGTCTTGACATAGGTGTCTACAGAAGCCGCACCGTATACGCCGGGCTGATTCTGTACCATGTAGGTATCGAAACCGAGAACGCGACCTAGCATGGCTTCGCGAAGAGCGCCACCACCATCACCACGTTGATCGGCTGCAATAAACATATCAGTCTTCAATAGAGCCGTCTCAGAAGCTGGGGCCAACATGAGTCGACGACCATTGGGATATGCCAAATTCTTGTTCATGGTTTCACGAACTTCGAGTAGGAAATCCTTGGAATTGGTGCCACTCAAACCTTGTAGGCGACCAGCCTTGTTAGCCAGGAATCGGTGAACCTGCCCACAGATTACGCGGTCGATGCCACGGGCAATGCCCTGCATACCGGGGACTACGTAAATTGCGAGTAGATCCTGGAACGACTTGCTGGCTTCGCCGTCCTTAATTGTGAAACTGACATAAAAGTGCTGATTCAATGGAACCTGCACGTTGTCTGCCGAAGCGTCCTGCAACTCGATGCTATCGGAATCCGTCTTTCGCTTTGCCTTGAAGGTGCCGGGACGGCGGGTGTTGACCACATCGCCGAAATTGGCTACTTCATTCTGAAAATCACGGTGGACCAGACCTGCCATCACCATCGACTCTTCAAGTACGGCTAATCCTTCCATCACTCTGTTACCAACTCTTGCGAGTCGGACTGGTCATTTCTGCCAGTCTCTGCATGTCTCCATGCAGTTCAGATCATATCATCATCAATCTTATCCAAGACTCACAACTTGCGAGTTTGTGTATTTGTTCTGAAGTCTCTTGCCCTAGACACCTGTTACATGCATCGCATACTAAACCCAGTACGCGATCTCCAACATGATGAATAGCGGCGAAATTCTTTTTTGTAAATGCTGATTTGCAGCAATCACATACAGTCCGTTGCCTTAATTCATAGACTTCTTCGAAAGTTAAATTGTATACACGGGCTTGGAGCGAGCATACATTACAATGCTTGCAAGTGTTTCTATACCACTTGTCAGACTTACTAAAAGCTGACTGGTGTAGTAGTCTAAAGCACCTATCGCATTGCTTAAATGCTTCGCAATCAGATTGCGCTCGGCGTGTGATCGTTGAGGGGTCACTAAGACTTCCCTGCGGGTTGTCCCTATTGAATAGATTTTTACGTGGCTCCGCGATAAATTTCAAGCATGCTACTATACGATCTAAATCAATTTGTGTTTCTTGATGAAGTATATGGTTACATGTCTGACAAACAATGCCCTTACAACCATCGCTGGTGTGATGGATATGCTTTAGGTGTTGCTTGCTAAATAAACTATCGCAGCACATACAACTTGTCTGATTGTACATGCATCGTGCTTGTTCTACTGTGATACTGTACTTTCGTGCAGCCTCACATAATTTTTTACATGCCTTACAGACACTATAGACGTGCTTACCGTTGAAACCAAACTGTTCATTTGGTTTTACTTCCAAGCATGCTGAACAAGTTCTTTTAGCCATCGTACTATTCACTTAACAGGAGTTTCTCGCATACAGCCAAGTTTAGACGTGCATCTCACGACGCACGGGGCCTAGGAATTGAAAGCCCAAAGCTCAGGAATAAAAGCCGAATTGTCGTTCTCAAAACAGGCTACTGCTACATTAAATAGATACAGATCGTTCATTCTTTTACCTCCAAAAGGTAAGTTTAGTTGATGTTAAATTACAGCAACCCCAGTTGATCTTACCTAGACATCTGGGTCTGTCTAAGCGGTCTCCCTTACCGTGGCTTCAAGCCTAGGGCTTCGGGATTCTCTTTCCTCAGGCGCATGTATTGTTCCGTTGAAATCTTTTTCGGATCAACACGACCTGAACCTGACATATTGCCGCCAGTAGCAGTACCCGCACCGACTCCACTAACGATATTCGACTTGAATAGATTGCCGAAGAGGGACGGCAATTCCTTCATGCGTCGTACAGCGTCTTCTGGAGTACGTCGAGTGATAATTGATTCACCGGTCTTGGTGTCAATGTCGGTTAAGTCGACCATTGGCTGCGGATCTCCGGTGACACGTCCTTGATCATCTGTCTTTTCTACGATCTTCGTCATGGGGCGAAGCAACGCGATAATCTGAGACGTATTGAATGCATCGTTTACGACTGCAGCGTCTTGTAGAGAGCGATCAACGAGCGTCTGCTTGTACTTACTCTCCCAGGCAACTGCTTTTGTTTCAAGTTCTTTGACTTCCTTGACATACTTGTCTTCGAGTTGTTTCTTGTCGTGCTCAAGTTGCTGCTCACGCGAACGGAACGTCTTTTGCAAATCCTCTAATTTTGCTTCAAGCTGTTCACGTTGCTCCTTGCTGAGATTCTGATTTGCTAATGCATCAGTGTAAGCTGTCTCTAGTTGCTCGAACTTCTGTGCATGCTTTCGACGATCTTCAGCCAGGAACTTATTGATGTCGTCCTGTGAAAAAACCTTAGGACCTTTGGGTGGTGTGGGCACTACTGGTGGAATTACTTCTACTGGTGGCACCACAATCGGATCATCTTGAGCATCGTTCTCGTAACAAGCTAATGCTATCTTCAACATAGTAACTCTCCTCCCAGCATTATTTAAGTATCTAGGCAACTTGCTGGTAAGTTGCTAATACTCGGAGTCAGCCCTCAACTACATTGTTGAGGTAAAGTTAGGTAACCCGTGTGAGCGTATATTGCCGGGCATCTCGCAGGAATGGCTTTAGATACCGCCATGCCAATGCACTTGGGATGCCGTGAATTAAATGCTCAATCGGTTGTTGACTCCTATCATACGAGGTTTTTACTCCCGCATAACTATGTATCGAAATTCCTAAATTCTCTAATTCCATATCTGGATCTACTCCATCTAACAGGGCTAGACAGATCTCATAGCAAGCTATCTCAATATCCGTAGGTACTAGTGTATCGGTGTCGCGTGGAAACTCTAATTCTTGACTTGCTTCAGCGGCTCGAATAGCTGCCTCTGTAGCCTCTGGATCTGCCTGTAGTAGATTATAAACTGCTGCGCGTGAACCTTTAAAATTTAATCTGTCAACGTATCGTGTAGCCATATACAACGACTTTTGTCGGTCTGTAGGCGATGAGTCATCCCAGGCAGACGTATGCAGTCTCGTGGTAAAATAAGATTCAGCTCGTACTAGCGTACCATAACAGGCTGCCATTATTCTTGATCCTTAGTATTTTTACCTTCCCCACGGATGGGTTTTGCAGTTGTTTCTTTCATATCGGTATTTCGCGATGCCTCTTTTTCGCCTTTACTTTCTTCAGCAGGATCGCCGGATAAATCTGGCATCCCTCGTGACGCTGGATTCTTTATCGCCGCATTTGCCGTAGTACCAGTAGCTTCGGCTCCCGCACCAGCACCACTGGTCTGTGCTTCTGCAATCCGAATGATACGATTCATATGGTCTTCACGAGCTTGCTTATACTCATCAGATCTAAAACCTAGAGCCATAGAAGCAACTTGCTCGCCAACTAACCCTGACTCTTTAGCTTTAATAATTGTATCTGGATCGCTTGTTGTATAATCGGCAACATCGATCTCATTATTGATCCGATCCATTACGTCAACGGACACTTTCCCAGCGAGGAGCGTAGATACAATACACTTAGCAAGTTCTTGCTTAATCGTGCGTCCCGGTACTGAGTACATGATCTCAGACAGTTTCTTGGACTCTTCAACACGAGCCATATCCGATTTAAGACTGTAACGGTCTGGATATTTAATAACTGGAACAAGTCTATTTTCAATACGTCGTTCTTCATAGGATGACCAGTGCTCAGCAATCTTGCGTTCGGCATTCTCTAGGATATTGCCAATAAATGACAAACCAGCTTCGATACCTTGCGGGTCCATATCCTTACCAGTTTCATAACTTATAGACTTTCCAATCTTGTTGGCTACAGCCAGATTAACAAGTTTACGAATGTCATCTTCAAGTTTCTCTTGCAGTTTAATCGAGGCTTCTAGTGGCTCAGGCGATGGATGAATGAATCCAGGTCGTTCAGCTCGTAAATCATAGGCTCTTCCTACTGTGGCTCCTACAACTAAGTTTGTATCTGCACTAGGCTGCCCGCCTGTCGTAGCTGTCCCATCTGGATTTGATGTATGCTTTAAATGATCACCAAGAGCACGAAGGTCTCTCTGTTCGGTATAGAATGGATAATTTGCTTTAAGCGCATAGGCCACATCACTTGAGCCTAAATTCAGTAGGGCTATCTGATGTTTACAAACGTCCTTCAATAGGCTTTCGCCAATATCAAGCATAACAAATGGTATACGAGTTAATTCTAACTCAATCGGTTCTGGATCAATATGTTGGTGCGTATACGGGCAAATGGGATTTCCCCCAGTGTCCATAAACATCACATTAACACGTCCGGTTTCTGGATTGATATAAACTAAACGGTATCTTTCAAATGCACCAGATGGGAGTGGAACTGGCATCCGAAAGTTATAGGATGTTATGTCGCCAAAATCTACACCACGATCACGTAGTAATACAGCGGAATAGTCCGTTGTTTCATGTGGTTTCGAGCATGTCCAAGATAGAATGTCCTCGACTGGGTACATATATAAATATGGGCGGGCTCCCTGTGAATCTGCTAGTGTACATGCCGAGAAAGCGGGCATATCAATGTATACACCAACACGTCCCATAGCACAAAGTTCTGTGAGTACTTGGAAGCCCATGAAGACGCTCATATTTGAGCCACGCAAATCTACGCCACCATTTAGGCCACTAACTGCCTCACTATATAATTTACTTCCGCCTTTACGAAGTACATCTCGCATACGTTGAAAGACCGAGTTACGTATATCGTTAATAGCTGCTTTTGCAAATGCTGG